GAGGCGGTCGAACGGGTGCTGCTCAAGCACGTCGACGGTAAACCCGCCTTCGTCGTCAACCCCCACTGCAAGGAGCTGATCAAAGGCTTCCGTTACGGCTACCGCTACAAGGTCAACCGTACCGGGGTGCAGGACGACAAACCGGAGAAGAACCCTAGTTCGCACTGCATGGACGGGCTTCAGTACTGCGTCATGGTTTCTGAAACCGGCGCTGCGGGTAGTGTCATGAATCGTGGCAGGCGCGAGGTCGTCCCCGCCTCGGTGTCATCGCGGGCGTGGACATGAGACGAACAACCACGTAAACTCTCAGTTGACTAACAGGTTAAGTCGTGCTAACGCGGCAGGAGATGGTGAAATGGCGCTAAAGCCGAATGGCATACAAAAAAGGGGCTCGCTTGATGACGCTATGGAACAGGTGTCTAGGATGAAAGGGAATACCTCGCCATCCGTGCCGTACGACTCGCGCAGTAACTTGGACTACCACGACGCGGCAGAGCTACCCAAATCCGTCAGAGGCAGGCCAGGTTACGACGCTCGCGTGCCGTCTCCACCCAAGAACAAGCCCAAACCCACGCCCACTATTGTGGATAAGCCAAAACCCTCTCGTCCCGCTTCCAGCCGTCCGTCCGTCGCGCCGCCTGCTCAACAGGCGGCGGCCAAGCCCACGCCCACCACTCCCAAAAAGTCCTGGTGGGACAATTTTTCTGATAACCACAAACTGTCCGCTGACAAATCCTACGCGGACTACAAACGTCTTATGGGAGATAACTAATGGCTAAGTTACCGATGGGAACCAGTTCGATGGGCCCCAAGCCGATGGGAACCAGTTCGATGGGCCCCAAGCCGATGGGAACCAGTTCGATGGGCCCCAAGCCGATGGGAACCAGTTCGATGGGACCCAAGCCGATGGGAACCAGTTCGATGGGTTCGGGTCGTGGAAATCCTAGAGCGGCGATGTCCTCCGCTGGAACCAGTCCTATGGGTTCGGGTCGTGGAAATCCTAGAGCGGCGATGTCCTCCGCTGGAACCAGTTCGATGGGTTCGGGTCGTGGAAATCCTAGAGCGGCGATGTCCTCCGCTGGAACCAGCCCGATGGGAACCAGTTCGATGGGAACCCGTTCGATGGGTTCGAGTCGTGGAAATCCTAGAGCGGCGATGTCCTCCGCTGGAAGTCCTATGGGTTCGAGTCGTGGAAAACCTGGAGCGGCGATGCCCGCGCGAATGGCGCGGGAGGGGATGCCCTCCACGGGACCCGGGCCTATGGGTTCGGGTAGTGGAAAACCTAGAGCGGCGATGTCCTCCGCTGGAAGTCCTATGGGTTCGAGTCGTGCTATGGGTTCGAGTCGTGGCGCTCCCGGTGGCCCTGGTTACTCCAGCACGCCTAACTACATGCCGAGCTCGGCGCAGATAGCGCGTAACAAGCAGGAAGGTGCTTCTCGCGCCAATGCGATGTCGCCGATGGATCGGCTGTCGCAGAACGCACCTAAGTTTAAGGGGTAATCCCCATGGCCCTTGCCCCCGTGATGTCTCTGGTCCCGTTCAAGACCGCTGCGCAACTGGAAGACGAAGCCCGTGCCGCAAGCGATAAGTCGCAGGCGAAGCCCATCATTCAGTCCCTGGCTGCGCATGTGCGGGAACGCTGGGAAGAGGCCAAGGACGCCAAGCGCGACGTTGAGGAGCGCATGGTGGACAACCTCACCCGGCGACGGGGGCAGTACGACTCGCAGAAACTGGCGCAGATTCGCAGTTTCGGTGGGTCGGAAATCTTCATGGGGATTACCAGCGTCAAGTGCCGGGCGGCCTGTGCCTGGCTGCGGGATACCCTGATGGGGACGGGCCTAGACCGTCCCTGGCAGTTGGAGCATACCCCGGAGCCAGAGCTACCCCCAGACGTGGTCAGGGGGATGGAGCATTCTTTCAAGCAGCAAGCGCGCCAACAGACCTCGATGACGGGGGTGTTACCCGACCCGGAACAGTTGCGGCAAACCGCGCAGCAGATGAAGGAGCAAGCTATCAAGCGCATGCGCGAGGAGGCCAAGCGCCGAGTTGAGCGCATGGAGTTGAAGATTGAGGATCAGCTCATTGAAGGTGGCTGGCTGGGGGCCTTCTCCCAGTTCCTCGACGACCTGGTGACTTTTCCCACGGCGGTCATTAAAGGTCCGGTAGCTCGCAACCGCAAGCAGCTCAAGTGGTCCGGGCAAGACCTCCAGCCGATTGAAACGGTTGGTCTGGAATGGGAGCGGGTTGACCCGTTCATGCTCTACCCCGCGCCTTGGGCGTCCAGTGTCCATGAGGGTTACCTGATCGAGCGCCATCGCCTGACCCGTGAGGCGTTGCAAGCCATGATCGGCGTCGATGGTTATGATGAGGCGGCGATCAAGACGGTACTGACGGACTTTGAATCTGGTGGGCTCAATGAGTGGTTGTGGATTGACAGCGAGCGGGCGGAAGCCGAGGGTAAAGAGTCCGACGCCCATGACACGGACGATCTGATTGACGCGCTCCAGCTCTGGGACAGTGTTCAGGGCAAACTGCTGATCGAGTGGGGCATCCCCGAGGCGGAGGTCGCGGACCCATTCATGAGCTACCCCTGCGAGGTGTGGTTGGTGGGTGGCACGGTGATCCGAGCAGTGCTGAACTACGACCCACTGGGGCGCAAACCGTACTACGCCACCAGTTACGAGAAGGTTCCAGGTTCATTCTGGGGTAACTCGGTAGTCGACCTGGTGCGTGATCCGCAGGATATGGTCAACGCTAGTGCTCGTGCGCTGGCCAATAATATGGGTGTCGCTTCAGGGCCGCAGGTGGAGATCAACACCTCCCGTCTGCCGCCGGGTGAGGACATCACCCAGATGTACCCATGGAAAATTTGGCAGTCGGAGTACCACGACTTCCAGGACAGCTCCCCCGCCGTGCGCTTCTTTCAGCCAAGCTCCAACGCTCAGGAGCTGTTGACTGTGCTGGAGAAGTTCGCCACCTTGGCGGATGAGTACTCGGGAT